CCGGCTGATCGGTCACGGTTCGATCGCGGCGGCGGTGGCCTAGTCGCGCTCGAGACGGGGGCGGCTCGGGCCTCGTGGCTCCGGGTCTCGGGTCGCCCCTGTCACTTTCGCAAGGAGCCAGAGACATGGATTTTCCGAGAATGCTGTATCGGGTCGGCGCGGAGGGGATGGCGTATCTGCGCGTGGCCAATGAGTCGGATCTGACGGAGGCGCTGGCCGGCGGCTGGCATCGGCGCCGGGTGGACGCGCAGGCGTATCACGAGGGCGCGCTGCCGCCTGCGGAGGCTGCGGCGAGTCTTGCGGCGCCGGATTCTGCCGATTCCGTGGCGGTCGCTGACGCGCTCGACGCGACGGCGGACGAACCGAAGCGCCGGCCCGGACGCCCGCGCAAGGTCATCGAGTAGCCAATGGCGACGATTGCCGACATCTGCCGGGACGCGGCCGAGGAGATCGGCGTCGTCGCGGCCGGCGAAACCCTGCACGCGAACGACGCGGCGGCGCTGCTTCGGCGCCTGAATCGCATCCTCGACCTGTGGAACGCGATCCAGCCTACGTCGGTGGCGCAGCAGTTCGTCACGTACACGCTCGTGCCGAGCACGTCGCCCACGACGATCGGCCCGTCTGGTGCGACGTGGGCGCTCAGCCAGCGGCCGGTGTCCATCGAAAGCGCGCAGCTCGTGATCGCGGGCACGCCGGACAGCTACCAGCCGATCATGCTGCGTGACGCGCAGTGGTGGGCCGCGCAGCAGCTGCCGACGCTCTCGGACGGCTACCCCACGGATCTCTACTACGAACCCGCGTGGCCGAACGGCCGGCTGTATTTCTGGCCGGTGCCGAGTGCGGCGCGGAGCGTGCAGCTGCAGATCCGGCGCGTGCTGGCGCAAGTGGTCCTGACGGACACGTTCGACATGGCGCCGGGCTACCGGGAGGCGCTGACGCTGACGCTGGCCGAGAAGGCGGCGGGGCTGTTCCTCAAGCCGGTGCCGGAGGGGCTGTCCCGGGAAGCCTCGCTCGCGCGGGCGCAGATCTTCGCCAACAACGTGGTGACGCCGAAGCTGATCACGCGCGATGCGGGGATGCCGGCGCAGGGCGATTCGGCCACGTTCCCCACGTTCAACTATCTGATCGGGAGCTGATCGCGTGGCTGTGCTCGCGAACTTCGTCGGGGGCTCCAACCGGGTCCGCTCGAAGAACGTCAACGACGAGCAGACGATCAACTTCTACCCGGAGATCCCGCCGGGCTCGGCGAAGGTGCCGGGCTGGCTGGTGCCGACGCCGGGGCTCGAGCCGTTCGTCGTGCTCGACAACGCGCCGATCCGTGCCTTGTTCTCGCAGGATGGGCGGACGTTTGCGGTGTCGGGCACGAGTTTCTACGAGATCTTCGCCAATCGGACCGTGGCGCTCCGGGGCTCGACGACGCTCGACGGCCGGCCGGCGACCATCTCGAGCAATGGCACGAACGGGAGCCAGCTTTTTGTCACGTCGGGCGGGGTCGGCTACATCTACGATCTGACCACGAACGTGATCGCGCCGATCGCCGATCCGGACTTCCCGAGTCCGGTGGAAATGGGGTGGTTCTCGGACGGTTACTTCGGGGCGCTCAAGCGCGGCACGAACCAGTTCCAAACCTCGGCGCTGTTCGATGGCACTGACTGGGACGCGCTGGACGTGTACCAGATCTCGACGACGAGCGATCTGGTCGTGGCGCAGGTGCCGCTGCGGCGCGAGATCTATACGTTCGGGTCGCTGTACACGAGCGTGTGGCAGAACGTGGGGGCCTCGACGATCTACCAGCCGATCGCGGGCGTGTCGATCGAACAGGGCGCCGGCGCGCCGTACGCCGCGGTGCCGCTGGATAATACGATCTACTTCCTGAGTCAGAACACGAACGGGACGCGGATGATCTTCCGGTTCAACGGCTACACGCCGGAACGGGTGAGCAATCACGCGGTGGAGTTCGCGTTGAACCAGTGTCCGCGCGTCTCGGATGCGATCGCGTGGACGTATCAGGACGAGGGGCACACCTTCTATGTGCTCTACCTGCCGGCGCCGCCGGTCGCGGGCTCGGGGGTGGACCATACGACGTGGTGCTATGACGTGGCCACGGGCCAGTGGCATGAGCGGGCGCACTGGTCGCCCACGTCCATGGCGTGGTTCCCGCATGTGGGCCGGTGTCACTGTTCGGCGTGGGGGCTGCACCTGGTGGGCGCGCGTAACTCGGGCGCGGTCTATCGCATGAGTCTGGATCTGCCAACCGATACGCTGGTGATCTGATGCCCACGAACCTGACCGCGGCGACGGCGCTCGGCATCGATACGCTGCCGTACAGTCTGTCGCTCGACGTGTCCGGGGCCGTGGCGCCGGATTACGACGTGTGGTGGTCGTTCTCCTCCGGGACCGATGGCGTGGTCGGCTTCAAGGCGGCGGCGGCCTCCGGGGCGGTGACGTACGCGCCTGAGACCACGCTATGGTACGGCACGCCCTCGAGTCTGACGCAAGTCACGACGATCGGATCCGGGTCCGTCTCGGCGATCGACCGGCCGATTTACTTTCCGGTGCTGGCCGGCGTCACGTACTACCTGCGGATCCGTAACTCGCTGGGGTTGGCGCCGGATGTGCTGCTCGAGGTGTCCGCGGCGGCGGCGCCGAATGGAGCGGTGGCGCCTGGGTCGCTGCTGATCTCGACGGTCGATGGCGACATGCCGATCATTGCGCTGGATGCCACGACGGGGGCCGTGTTGGGGTTCCCTGTGGTGGCATTCCCGCCGGGCGGTGATTACGCGGACATCCTGCCGTCGTCGGGGCGCTCGATCTGGCCGTTCGGGTCGAACGTGTTCCGGATCTACGATAGCGCCTTCGCGCTGGTTACGGAGGTCACGGGCTTCTCGGGGTTCGGGCCCGGGCAAGCGAAGCCGATCAGCACGAACCGAGACGATACCTTCTATGTCTGCGCCGGTGGCTCCGGGGCCACGATGGCCAAGGTGCAGACGGTGAGTAACGCCGGCGTGATCGGCGGGACGACGTGGACGCTGGGCCATGCGAGCGTGATCAGCATCGCGCCGAGTCTCGACGAGGCCACGCTGTACTACACGGTGGAGGTCACGAACGCGGTCTATACGTGGGATCTCGGCACGAATGTGGCGCTCCCGACGTTTGCCACGCATAGCGGATCGAACTGGCGCGCGGTCCAGGTGCTCGTGCTCGCCGACACGTCGGTGTTGGTGCTCTGGTCGCAGTTTGCATCCCCGTTCGAGGTGGAAGTCATCCGCTACAACGCGGCCGGCGTGGTCCAGAATACCTATACGTTTGGGGCGACGACGCCGAAGCTGATCGCGCACGGTCCGGACGATCCCACGTCGTTCTGGATCTGGACCGTGGACAACTGGACGGCGACCTTTGAACGGGTCCGCGTGAGTGATGGCGCCACGCTGGCCACGTTTACGACGGCGCTACAGTCCGGACAGGTGTACGCGCGGTCGGACTATGCGACCACGGCTGTGGCCGATGCCTTCGTGCCGTCGTCTACGTGTCCGTTCCTGCTGTGGTATGCCGCGCAGACGCCGCTGCCGCCGCCGACGCCGCTGCCGCCGCCAGGGCCGACTTCGGGCTATACGACAGAGACGCTGATCCCGCGGCGGTTGCGGCGGGCGCCGCATCTCTCGCTCGAGCAGCGCACGCGGTTCTATGGCACCGTCCAGGTTGATCTGGAGTGTGGCCGGGCGCTGGCGACGGGGCAGGGCAGCGATCCTCAGATCATGCTGCGCTGGTCGGATGACGGCGGCCATACGTGGTCGAACGAGCATTGGCGATCGGCCGGTCGGATGGGGCAGTACGCGCATCGGGCGCTGTGGCAGCGCGGCGGGCGCTCGCGGGATCGGATCTTCGAAGTGGTCGTCTCAGATCCGGTGCCGTGGAACCTGCTCCAGATGATTCTGGACGTGCAGGAAGGGCTGAGCTGATGGCCTATCCCCTGGAAGGACATCCGATCGTCGATGCGCGCACGGGGCGTGTGACGCCGCCGTGGCTGGCATTCTTCAACCTGCTGGCGACGGCTGCGGGCGGGGGCGGGGTGGCGCTCACGGGGCTATCGGGGCCCGTCACGACGCCGCTGGGCGGGGGGGTGCAGCCGACCACGATCACGCCGACGGGTGTGACGCCGGGCACGTATGGCGATGCGTCGAACGTGCCGCAGGTGACGGTGAACGCGGCCGGCCAGGTGACGGCGGCCAGTAACGTGGCGATTTCGGCCGGCGCTCCGACGAGCGCCGAGTATCTCGTGGGGGCACTCTCGGGGGCGCTGAGCGCCGAGCGGGTCGTGACCAACACGGGCACGGCGGTCTGGGATCTCTCGACGCCGGGGCAGGTGGCCGTGAACGTGCCGGATGACGCGATCACGAACGCGAAGCTGCGCGAGTCGGTGGGCGTCTCGGTGATGGGTCGGAGCGCGAACAGCACGGGCAATCCGGCCGACATCGCGGCGAGCGCGGATCAGCAGATTGTCGGGCGCCGCGGGTCGGTGGTGGGGTTCACGGCTATCGAGGCGTTCGGCTACTGGTCTCCGCTGACGAATGGCGATCCGGTGACGCCGGAGTTGATCTTTGCGGCGGGCGATGCGATCGCCGTCTGGACGGCCACGCCATGATCCGGGGGCTGCAATACGTGTCTGTCGCGCGGCTGACGGAACAGCTCGGGCCGTGGGTGTCGGCCAATCCGGGGTTGTTCCCGGCCGGTGGTGCGACCGGTCCGCAGGGGCCAGCCGGTCCGCAGGGCCCGGCGGGTCCGGCGGGTCCACAGGGTCCGGCCGGCGCGAATGGCGCAGACGGCGCCGCGGGGCTGCAGGGCCCGGCGGGTCTGAACGGTGCAGACGGCGCGACGGGTCCGCAGGGGCCACAAGGGCCACAAGGGCCGCAGGGTCCGCAAGGGCTGGCGGGCGCTGACGGGGCGACGGGGCCCGCAGGGCCGGACGGTCCGCAAGGCATCCAGGGGATTCAAGGGATCCAGGGGATCCAGGGTATCCAAGGGCCGGCGGGGCCGTCTGGCGCGGTGCTCGGGCGTGTGGCGGACGATGTGGCGCAGTCGTCGAACGTCACATATACCAGCCTCTTCACGCAAGCGATCGCGGCCAATGAGCGGTGGAGCTTCGAGGCCACGATCTACTACTTCGCGGCGGCGACGACCACGGGGCTGGCGATCGCGGTCGATGGCCCGACGAGTCCAGCCGCGGCGATCTATGCGCTCGAGGTCGCGGAATCGGCGACGGCGCGGCGTACACTGGTGGCGTCGGCGCTCTCGACGAATCTACAGGGGACGGCGAGTCTCGGAGCCACGATCCTGGTGGCGACCGTGACGGGCACCGTGGAAGCGGGGGCCAATGGGGGCACGCTCACGATCAAGTTCCGCTCGGAGGTCAATGCGTCGGCGGTCACGGTCAAGCGCGGGTCGTTCGTGGCGTGGATGAGGCACTAAATGGCGCTGCTCGAGTCAGTGATTCTCACGCCCGACACGCGGGCCAATCAGCCGGCGGCGAATACGGTCGCGGTCGGCACGCTCTACTGCGTGACGGACGAGGGCGATATTATCGAACGATCGAACGGGGCGACGTGGGATCCCTACTCGCCGGCGGGTGGCGGCGGCGGCACGATCGGCGGCTCCACGGGCGGCACCGATGAGGCCGTCTTGGTGGCTGATGGGGTGGGCGGCGCCACGCTCAAAGCCACGCCCGTGATCATCGATAGCGCCACGGGGCTGATCACGTTCCCCGATGGCGTGCGGCAGACCTTCAATCCGAACGGGACCACGCCGGGGCTCAATGTCGGATCGCAGGCCGGCGATCCCTCGACGCCGAGCAACGGGGATCTCTGGTATGACTCGACGGGCAATCTACTGCGGGCGCGGATCAATGGCGCGTCGGTGAGTCTCGGCGCCGGAGGCGGCGGGGGGGGCAGCTCGCCGTGGCCAGCGTTTACCACGCCTGTGGATGGAGATTTCTCGTGGGTGAACCAGGGGAGCGCCTCGGTTGCGACTGGGGCCAACGGCAATCTATATCTGTCTTCGCCGGGCACTGGTGGCGGGGGCGATAACGTGCGGATGCGCGTGAAGTCGCCGGCGCTTTCGACGCCGTACACGCTGACGGCCGCGGTCTTTCCGGATGTGGTGCTGGTCGATTATCACAGTGCCGGCGTAGTGTTCCGCGAGTCTGGCACGGGCAAGATCCGGGCGCTCACGTACGGCTATAACTCGGCCTCGCCGTCCGGCGCGATGCGGATCCGGGTCTACGGGTTCAACAATCCGACCACCTATAGCGGGTTCGTGGCGGTGCTGACGCAGTTTCCCACGGCAAGCCTGATGTGGTTCCGTCTGACGGACGACGGCACGAACCTGACGTATCAATACTCGGTGGACGGCGAGAACTTTCGGACGGTGCTGACCGAACTGCGAACGGCGGGATTCACGACGGCGCCGGATCAGATCGGGTACTGCGTGAACAGCGGCGGCGATCCCACGAACAGTACGGGGATTACACTGGTCTCATGGGATGAGGCGTAGGGGGACACGATGGGACTGTGGCTACGCGACATCACGCCATGTGCGCCGAGTGATGATGTCG